CACTTCTGGGTATCCAGGACAAGCAATTACGTTGAAGCCTCTTTGGTCTTCTCTGATCGCTTGGTTGGTAGCAATCTCAGATTTAAGTTGCTGAACCACTACTTTCCTCTGTGCTTTTCTACCAAAAGTTCCTGAACCGTCAGCGTTGTTACTTGATTTAGTAACCCATCTGTCTGGATAGTAACCTGCAACTGATTCGTTGTTGTATCTGATGTTACCCAAACCTGATGATCCTGAACTTGGATATTTTGTTGTTGTGATGTAACTGTTTTTGTATTCTTTTACATTGTAACCACTTCTTCTAGTGTTCCATAGCATGATACCTTGTGGATATAGTGCTGGATCTGGAGCATCTGGATCCAAGAAGTCACTGCTCAACAAGTCTTTGATAGAACTTGGTGTTCCGGCCTGTGAGCTGTTGTTTGCTGATTTCTCAGTTGAAGTGTGCCATCTAGCATCTGCAAACACAATACCATCTTCTGTTGTTTGGTCTGCTTTGTCAACTAGTTCCCAAGCCGCACCTGTTGTGGTCACCGCCACTTGGTTTGATGTGTTTGTAGAACTTAGAGTTGCTGATGTGTTGTACTTGTAAATTTTTGGATAGTTCTCTAGGTCACTAGTGTCGATCCATAAGTCGTTTGTTACAAGTGCTGTTCCATCTGACTGTTTAGTTGGTGCCGTTGCACTGAACTGTGGACCATTTGGATCGGTTGACGTGTAAACCTGCGCATAACCTTTCCAAGTTGTTCCGTTGTGAGTCATGATGTCTGCTTCGTCGATCTTTGTGTCATACCATAATGTGCCATCTACAGGCTCATTAGATGGTGCACTTGTAGACGCAGTGTAACTCAATCTCTTCCAGTTACTTGCAACCACTTCGTTACCAACAGTCGAGTCTTCTGATTCTCCAGTTGGTGCAACATACAAGTTGTCAATCAATGTTGAACTGTTGGCTGTGTATGTTCCATATGCGTGAGCATCGCCTGTACCAAAACCAGCATCATCCAGTGGAGTACCAGATGTGTTGTTCATCCTGAACTCTCCACCTAGTTTGTGTTTGATCTGTATCGCGCCTTTGTACTCACCTGTGCTTATTACTGATGCCTCTAGGTTAGTAAAACCAGCGGCAGTGAACGCTGTCACGAAATCTTCAGCATCACCTAATGTTGAACCGTCTCCAGAAATCATAGTGACTGTCTTGGCCGCCGCTAGTGCCTCTTGGTTTTTAACTGATTCTCTTACAGTGAAACTTTCGCCTGCTGTGAAACTTGGATAAGTTGTTTTAGATGAAATTACAGTTTGTCCACCTTCGTATCTGAACAGTTGGAAATCACCCACATTTGTAGTTGTGTCAGCACCGCTTGATAATGATTGCTCTGTGATGTTGAACTGTGTGTAAAGTGCACCGACTGATAAACCTGTTCCACCATTTGATGGATCTAGATTGTAGATAGCACTGTGATGTGTTGCGTACAGTGGTGAATCAACAGTTGAAAAACTTGCAGATGATGAACTGTAAAGTTTTGCAACTATGTTTGCACCAGAATTAGCGTTGGTAGTCTTGAACCAAACTGAGCCGTTAGGTCTGTTCTCATCCGCTGTCTTCCAAGTAGGTCTGTTAGTGTGTTTGGCTTGCAAGAATTTTGCACCATTCTTAACGCCTGCTGTGATTCCAAGGTCAGCAAGTAAAGTGCCTGTGCCGGCTTCAAATCTAATTGTGTTTGCACCAGCAGAACTATCACCTGTCAATAAACCGTTGTGGAATATTTCTAAGTTACCTGTTGCACTATTGATGCTTGAACTTACGTTTACAATGCTGGCATTGTTGATCGCTGTGTTAACGTCTGATAATGCTGTACCACTTGGTGATACGTTGATACCGTTTACGCTCATTGAGTGTCCACTTGTTACTGTCGTTCCAGAAGCAACTGTGATCACAGGCAATGTTAAGTGCCAAGCACTTGAACCTAAATGTACCCAAGTGTTGCTTGAAGATTTTTTGTAAATCTTGTTGCTTACGTGAGTAGTGTTGATTGCGTAGTCACCTTGAGATCCTACTGATGTTTTTGGTGCACCAGTTGAAACGTTACCTACCAGGTCAGTAACATTAGTAATCAATGTAGGTGTCTTTGCCGTAAATTTTTGATCTGTTTGGCTCCACTCAAATATACCATAACTGCTTGATGCAAGGTCAAACCAGTATGTACCGTCTGTTGGGTTTGCTGTAGGAGAACTTGCACTTCCGATCAAGTCTGAAGTGTCTACGTTTGCTCTTAAAACATATGCTCTGTTGGCAACTCCTAAGAAACTGTAAGCCGCTTGTAGACCATATTCGTTCAATTCATAACCGTGTAATGAATTTCCTGAAGCGTCTGTGTAGAATTTTGGATCTCCAAATGTTTCTGTTAATTCTCTTTGTGATGAGATAAGATATGCAGTGTTGGCGTTTGCAGTTGTTGTTCCTGCCGCTGTGCCGTCGCCTGCTCCGTTTTTCTTATCTTGCGATGATGCTACTATAAAAAGAGGTGTCGTACCCGCATCTGATGGTACATAAAAACTTTCGTTTATTACACTTACCTCTACTCCTGGTGATGTTAAAGCCATTTTACGTTGTCTCCTTGCAAGTTATACGTATACTAGAGTTATTTATTAGATCATATGGTTTTTACGACAAAACTTACCAAATTTTGGTGCCTATATAGGCGACGTAAATACAGTCATGCAACACACCACTAGACCTTTATGTAAACAGTGTATGAGCAAGCCTAGGGCTTATGCCTACAGGAGGAATGGTCGCGTCTACTGGAGAAGCCTGTGTGACACGTGCAGTAGGAAACGTAAAGGTAAGCGTGTTGGGGGTATTACTCCGTTGCAGAGATCTGGTTATAAAAAGAAGAAAAAGTGTGAACTTTGTGGCTTCCGTGCTCAAGACAGCATACAACTAGACGTGCTGTTCGTGGACGGAAATCTTAAAAACACCAGTGCTTTAAATTTAAAAACTGTTTGCGCCAATTGCCAGCGGCTGGGCACTGTCCGTAGGCTCGGATGGCGAATGGGTGATCTTATTGCCGACGATTAAAGCATCCACTTTGTTGTACAATTCTTCTAAGGTTCCGTCGTTTTGTATCACGTGATCAAAATCAGATCTCGCCCACACGTATTCTGACGAATGCACACCCGTTGGCTGTACGTTGCCTTCCACGTAGTTCGTAAACCAGTCTGGATCCTCGCCCTTCTTCACACGTATGATGATGCCTCCACGTTCTCTGATCTGGTCTACTTCGTTGGGGAATCTCGTATCTGATATCACTGTTGGCTTGCCGTCATACCTGCCCAGGCAACTGTCCACCCATATGGAGTCATACATCTGCCCACGCATCACTTCTGTTCCGAAGTACTGCAAAACCCATCTTGGTGTTACCGGCTTGCCAAACTGTTGGCTCCAGAAAGCGTCTGGCTGTTCGCGCCATTCTCTGCTCTCCTTGGTGCCACCTTCCAGCATCTCACGATCCCAGTTGAACATTGAGGCAACGGCGTCCTTTAGACTTTTTGCGAAACTGTCTTTCCTGTAGCCGTGCTTGTCCACCAGACGTTGTGCCACCGTGTCTTTACCAGAACCTATTAGTCCCACAATTCCTATCAGCATCTGTTGATTATACTATTTCTTGAGACGTTTTTCAATCTCTTTTTTGGCCTCTTTTACAGTATCCAAAATTGTCCTTCGGAAATCTTTCTTGCCCTTTTTTAGCGCAAGAAGACTCATGTTCTCTAGGTCAGTTACCACGAGCTCTAGTTCGTCTAATGTGAGATCTTTATAAGTCCTATAGTTGGAGTCCGTCATGACAACGGTATTTAATTTGTACTAATTGATTATTAACCTATAACAAAACTGTGTGGAGTTCCGCCTTCTTGGAAATTACCTATCTCAGCATCGAGCCTTTCCATTTCTGCTTGACCTTCATTCTTTAGTGCATCACCGTTTAGTGTTGTGCCTCCCTGTGGTCCTGCTATGGTGTTGAATTTGCCTCTGGCCTCACCTAACATAACTTTGCACACTGCAAGAGTGTAGTCTCTGATCCATGGTTTGGAGTATATGTCCTTGAACAACGTGATGTCTGGTCTGTAGTTGTCAGTGTGCATCAACACAGTCTCGTCGTCGGCCCTAGGCCTCTGTGTGATAGTAAGTTTTTTAGTGGCGTTGTCGTAGTGGAATTGTATGAAACTACCAAACATTTTGCCCACTAATTCTTGATATGATGCAAAAGCATAATACGTGGCGAGTCCTCCGGTTGCACCTGCCCTCAAAAGATATGTGTTTGTGTAGGCAAGGTTGAAAGGCTCAAATAGTGTTCCGCCTTCGCCGCCCTCTGTACGAGATCCCACAGTCCTTCTGTTCAAGTTTCTCACATTGATAACTTCGTCCGGAAGAATGTAGGTGTTTTGGTTTTTCTTTAATTCTAAGAAAGCATATGATTCTTCAACAGCATTTGATGATCGTTGTCTATACCTGTTGGTTGCCCTTTCGAGAGCAGTATGGTAGTGTTTTGGGTCTAATTCCACATCTATCATGCCCTCACCGAGGTTGTTTTTGACGTAATCAAATATCTCTTGTTGGCCTGTTTGAAGTTCTGACATACACATATTTATAGCCTTTGCCTGCGCAATAAATATGTGTGATATGCCAAGATTATCCATTTTCAAGCCAGAAAAGGGCAACGACTACAAGTTCTTTGATCGCAACATCAGAGAGATGTTCACTGTGGGTGGCACTGATCTGCACTTCCACAAATACCTAGGACCATACGATCAAGGATCCACAAACAAGGACGGGCCAGCGTCGCCCACTCAACCGCAGTATTCTGGAGACAGCCTAAACGAGAGAACCATACAAGATTTATTATTTTTAGAGAACAGAGACAGGAAATACGACGCCGACGTATACACTATCAGAGGAATTTATAATGTGCAAGACGCTGATTTCAATCTAAGCCAGTTTGGAATGTTCTTGCAGAATGACACTTTGTTTTTGACAGTCCACTTGAACGACTCTGTGGAGAGACTTGGCAGGAAACCGATGAGCGGTGATGTCATAGAATTCCCTCACATGAAAGAAGATTACAGTTTAGACGAATCTATACCTATAGCACTCAAAAGATACTATGTGATCGAGGATGTGAACAGGGCCGCGGAAGGATTTTCACAGACTTGGTGGCCACATTTATTGAGGTTAAAATTAAAATCATTAGTGGATTCGCAAGAATACAAAGACATCCTGGGAGATGCCACAACGACAGGAAGTTTGGCCAGTTATATGTCAACTTACAACAGAGAAAAAACAATATCTGACCAAGTGTTGGCACAGGCAGAGCAAGACTCACCCAAGGCAGGTTTCAATTACAAACAGTACTATGTGGCACCTATTGACGAAAGAGGAAACATAAGAACAGACGCAGTCAACAGCGATGAGAGTGTAAGTTCGGATACACCTGTCAATGCTATAATTGACACACCAGCAAGTTCACACTACGGATTCTACCTGGACGGAGACGGAGTCGCACCAAACGGAAATCCTGCAGGTTTTGGGATTTCATTTCCGAACAGCAACGTTGACAAGGGTGATTATTTCCTTAGAACAGATTACCTACCTAACAGGTTGTTTAGGTATGATGGCACAAGATGGGTAAAAGTAGAAGACTCTGTGCGTATAACTACCACGAACACAAACACAAGGTCCACGCAAAAAACTGGATTTGTTAACAACACAACAAGTTCAACCATCAATGGACTGACTGTGGAACAGAGACAGTCCCTAGAAGATGCTCTAAAACCAAAGGCTGACAATTAATGCTACATTTTTACTCAGGACAAGTTAGGAAATTTTTGACACAATTCATGAGAATTCTCAATAATTTTTCTGTAGAAACAGGCAAAGGTTCAGATAGGCAAGTTGCACTTAGACCTGTGCCAGTGGTTTATGGTGATCCCACAAGACAGGTGGCAAATATCATAAAAAATAATTCAGAGAATGCATTAAATTATGCACCAAAGATTGCCTGTTACATCAGAGAGTTAAACTATGACAGAGAAAGAATGCAAAATCCTTACCACATCGAGAAACAACATCTACGTGAAAGAGATGTCCTGTCTGACGGTACCTATAGCAATAGACTAGGTGCTGGTTACACAGTTGAAAAAGTTATGCCATCGCCCTTCAGATTGGAAGTCACAGCAGATATCTACAGTTCAAACACCGATCAGAAATTGCAAATTTTAGAGCAAATACTATATTTGTTCAATCCAGATTTTGAGATACAAAAATCAGACAACTATATCGACTGGACCAGTCTCAGTTATGTTGAACTCACAGGTGTGACGTTCAGTTCCAGGACGATACCTGTTGGTGCTGACACAGAAATCGATGTTGCCACTATGACTTTTAGTATGCCCATATGGTTGTCACCTCCTGTCAAGGTGAAAAAATTAGGTGTGGTACAAAAGATCATAATGAGCATATATGACGACGAAGGTGGCATCAACAAAGGACTGATAAGTGGTCCTCTCATGACTCAAAGTTTTGTCACACCAAACAACTTTGGACTATTGGTCACAGGGGGCAGATTGAGATTATTAGGGACGACAGGTGTCAATGTGAAGTCAGGCGGAGATGGCTTTTACACAGGAGCAAAAGATCCAGGTTTAGCAGACCCATTCCAAACGTTCGGGCCACCTGTAAACTGGAAGGTATTATTAGACCAATATGGCAAGGTGCGTAATGGAACCAGTCAGATAAGATTGACTCAGCCAAACGGAAATGAGATAGTTGGCACTATCGCAACTACACCAATAGACGACACCACACTTCTGTACACCATAGATACTGATACTGTGCCTGCAAACACATTGACAGCAGTGAAAAAAATTGTAAACCCAGCAACTTTTGATCCAGGAACACCTGCCAACGGTGACAGGTATCTGGTGATTAACGATGTTGGAGATTCAACTGCAAGTTTCCAAAGTTCAACTTGGGGCACTTTAGTTGCCGGTGTGGGAGACATCATTGAGTACAACAGTACCACAAGTAAATGGAATGTGGCCTTTGACGCATCAAATCCGGATTCTACACAACATTATGTTACCAACACCAATACAGGTATACAGTACAGGTTCAATGGCACAGAATGGGTAAAATCATACGAGGGTGTGTACACACAGGGCAATTGGACCATTGTGTTAGATGGTGATTCCACAGGGTATGATCCGTCCACGGACATAACTACTCCTTGATAAATCCATAACTAACTGCTATAATACGTTATGAAAGAAAACATAATCTGTTCTGGTGCACTTTTCTATGCAACAAGCACAAAGCGTTTCCTGTTTCTACAGAGGACTGATAAAAAGACGCAGGGTACCTGGGGACTTGTGGGCGGACAGGCACACTACACGGAAAGTGCATTTGAGGGTTTGAAGCGTGAGATCAAGGAGGAGGTGGGAGACACACCCGTTTTTAAAAAGGTGATACCATTAGAACTTTTTACATCAAACGACCAGAAGTTCTTCTTCCACACATATCTAGTTGCAGTAGACAACGAATTCTTACCTAAATTAAACAATGAACACAACGGATACTGCTGGACGGCGTTCGAGTGCTGGCCCAAGAACCTACACATGGGTCTGAGGAACACCCTCAACAACAAATCAATAAAAGGCAAGTTGCAGACTATACTGGATCTAATCGTCTAGACGCCGTGGAACCTACGTTCCGCTTGGAAGTTCCTGTCAATATCACTGGCGCTGAGGGCACTATTGTAAGTCCTGATTGTTGATATCCTGCCGGTCCACCAGTTCTGTGTACCAACGTCATCGGTACCACGCCTCGCTATCCACAAGTCATATGAGTTGGAGATGTCCCCTGTTATGGTCAGTGCCGTCGTGGCACTCTGCTGTCCATTGTAATATCCGGTCAGCGTGTCATTGGTGTGATCGAACACCGCCGCAAAGTGATTCCAGGCGT